TCTTTCTTTCTTTCTTTCTTTTCTAGATTCTAGATTCTTTATTCTAGTATATGGTTCTGTTGACTGAGAGGCATTGGCTTTGATTTCTAAGGCTTTTTCCCTTGCACTCAGGGTCGACTTTGCTCGAATGTAGGCTCGATGTATCTCCAACATCGCTCGAACATTCCATAGAAGTACCCCATTAGTTTGGAGCTTGCCTTTGATGATTAGTTCGTCGATGAGTCGCATCGCCTTGCGAGGATCGCATCGCAATATCCTCGCGAGACATCGGCGGTCGTAGGCAACCGCCATCTCAGTGCTGTACATTTGACCGAGAACGAGGCTATAGGCGCCAACTGCTTCTAATGACAAACAGATCGTGCCGGACGCAAAATCGTCTGGGAAGTTCTTGTACCATTTCATGGCATCGCCCCGTCATCATACGCGACACCGTCCGGTTATCTCGCTCGGATATATTTCCAAGTCTTGAGATATTGCAGCGCATCATCGAGGCCTCGGGCAACCACTGCCTCGCCGCCGGCGGTGATTATCGCTCGTTGCGTCTCGATCTGGGCCTGGGTAGGCCGGGCATATAAGCTCTTGATTTCCATAGATTTGAATTCGCCGTCCTTGAGGAAAATCATGTCTGGAGTGCCGGCAGCGCCCCCCATCCGCTTGAAGCGCGCGCCGTCTCTCGCGGATCTCGGGTTGTTATTGATCGCACGCCAGAACAAACCATCAACGGCAAAGCGACGGAGATGCTCGCAGATTGCGGCTTGGATCGGATCCTCTCGAAGATCGTCCTTTGCAGACCAGTCAGGCATTGTGACGGGCTTTGGTCCTTCTCCTCCCCGGGAGGCTGATCGAGCCTGCAACGCTTTGATTTGTGCGGGATGCCATCTCATGAGCATGATGTGACCGTGATTTGCCCGAATCTGTAAAGCGCAGTTCACTTATCCACATCGAAAAATTTTCGTTGGAAAAAATTGATTTTTGGTGCAAGGTGCGACGGTCAGCGCGGGGCAAGGCTGACGAGCCGGTGCCTTGTTTGGTGGCCGCCAACCGCAAGGCCTGCTCTGCGCTGACATACGCAGGAGAAATCATGCCAGAAGTCGTGCCGCCGCTGAAAATTAAGACCGAGATGAAAGCGTCGCAGGATTGGTCTGCCATCGACACGAAAAGCTATGATGGTCCGGAATCGCCGGTGGGCTATGGAAAAACCTGCGATGAAGCCATCCTCGATCTCCTGGAAAAGATGGGTTGCTTCGAATGAGCCTCGATGAACCGCGAGCGGAGGAGGACCTAGCCAGGATCTGGCGACACATACGCGAACTGCTAAGTCAAGTCAAAGCCGGAAAAATTGTGCTAGATGACGACAAACACTACGTTGTCGATAGTATCGAAAACCTTCGTCACATTCTCGTAATAGGGGAGCAAAATGCAGGCAATAGGTAAGATCGAGTATGTCAACCAACCGGATCCGGATCGTGATCCGCCTCGCATAAACTGGAATATAAAACTTTATGATAGTCCGATGCGCTTCCTTTCAAAGCGCTCGCTAATCCAATGGAATCGTGATGACGAGGTCGTAATCGATTATAAACCACCGAGACCCGGTTATGACAATTGCTATATCGATAAAATCCAGAAAATCTACGGAAAACCCGACGAGCAAAAAGCCTCCACTAAGCAAGTGCGACCGTCCATGTCGCCCGCGGACGCCCGCGGCGCCTTTATTTGCCTCGGTGTTACTAATCAGTTTCATGGCGTCGGCGCACATGGTTTGACTAGCGGAGATATTCGTCAGGCAATGATAGACTGGGGCAATGCCTACGATGCCTTTCATGGCAATGTGACTATAGTGAGCACTCCTCGAACTCCCGCCAAGAGCGAGAATACTCATTCCGAGCTCAACGATAAAATACCTGATCACCTATGAGAGGTAACAGCATGAACGAAGAGAAACCTAATAAAAAGTGGTATCTCAACGTGGTCAAAGTTCATAATGTTGCCCAGCACAGCGCGGGAGTCGTTACCGCTCATATCCCCGAAGAACGCACCGCGGAATTCATCGCCGATCTCGGCTGGCCAACCATGAGCAAACCTATCCCGATAGAAATCGTTGCGGTGTATAAAGATGCATCGGCATGAGTTTCCCGCGACCGTAAAAGCCCAGGCCTATGAGCGATGCAAATCCAAGGACGGTCGAGCCCGCTGCGAAGATTGCGGACGTAAGCTCCTCCATTCTGGTGACTACCATTACGATCACGACATCCCCGACTACCTCGGCGGCAGCAATAACCTCGCAAACTGTAAGGTACGATGTAAATCCTGCCACATCGGGAAAACTAGCCAAATCGATCAACCAGCTATTGCGAAAAGCCGGCGTCTGCGTCGTCGACACGTCGGGATCAAACGCAAGAAAAACCTCTTCCCCCATTGGCGTCGATTTGAAGGACGCAGAGAGTGGGCGAAAAGAACAGGCGAAGAACCAAGACGATATGAGCCAGTCAGAGTTGCCAAGCGAAAGCAAGAGGGAGGGTGAAAATGAATGACGGCATTCATACAATCCTGGAACGAATGGGAAAAGCGATCGAACGGGTGAACGCTGACCTGGTGCTGGTAAAAAGAATGATCCTGGACGTGCAGGCATCTCAACAGAGATACCTCGCTGATCTAGAAGCTGCACAACGTAAATTCAATGGAACAGGAGGCGCAAATGAAAAAGTACAAGATGGATGGCCGCAAGCGGGGATGGTCGAAGGCAAGGCGAGCCAAGTTCAATAATACGATCACAGCAAAGAAAGCGAAGCAGTCGACACCAAAATATTATGAGATTCGCGGTGGCCGCCTTGTGCCGGTCAGCATCAAAAATCTCCTTCTCGCCACCGTAAGCAGGCTTCCAGAATGATCCCGTACGGAATGAAGTACGCAAAAGCGTTGATCGTCAATCTAGATCCCGAGCTTGAACGGCAGAACATGGAAAAATCCATGTTGACTGAAATTCGGCGCCTGCGAGCCGTGGTGAGGGCCGCCGATGAGATGAGATTCTTCATGGACCAGGACGACATAGGGCGCTATCATCGCGAGGCGATAGCGCACTATGATGCATTGCGGCTGACATTGGAAAACTGATCACTCTGAAAGCATTTCCCGAGCCCGCTCGTAAGCCTTGATGGCCCGACGAACTCCATCCCTAAATCTTTCCTCGGCACGCGGCTCGCCCGGCGAGGACAAATTATCATAGATCTTCGCCAGCTTGGCCTGGAACCCCTGACGTAATCCATCAAGAGCATCCTTGCGGGTCTCCTCATCCATGGGGCGAACACTGCTTGAGTATCATTTCGGTTAGCCGTTCCCATCGCTCGCCGTTGGTATGCTGCACATAGACAACGACGCCCATAAAAAATAGATTGAAAATGACCAAGGCCAAGATGCCGGGCGTCGTCTTTAGTGCCGCAACAATAGTCCGCGCAGTCTCGCCGGCTTCATGGCTTACGTTCATTGATGATCTTCTGCCGTTGTTCGATAGTGTCCTGGATAGCCGTATAAGCGCGTTTGGCTTCTGCGGCTCCTTTGACTGGCCGTTCCGGATGCTCTCTGCCCTCGCGCACCCAGACGTCGTACAGCTGCCCAATCTTATTGACATAAGCCCGATCGATAGCCTCCCGATCAAGGTCAAGCATTTTCTGATCCCATTTCGAGAATGGTAACTCCAGAATTATCTCGCCCTCAACCATCAGCGCAGAGCCTATCGCTAGTACCAACAACACTGTCAGCACTATCATAACCATTATCGCGAACCGCTCCCAGAATTTCATTTCGATCAATGGACGAATAACAAGATTGCAATGACACAAGCGACGAGGAATAAAACGATGACGCCGAGCCATGGCCATCGGCAGAGGCCGTCATTTAGCTGCATCTTGGACTTTATTGTCCGCTGTGATTACGTCCTTGACAACCTCTAATAGCCTTTTGCGACCTTCCGGAGACTTAATCTTGCCAAGAGCGATATCCCTTATGTTGCCTACGAAAGGTATGTTTCGATTAAGCTCTGGACTATGCATAATCCAATCAATCATTTTCTCATAAGCCGCGTCAAAGCCAGCATTCAATTCCTCAAGCGTCGGATCAGCCATATCAGGTCTCCACAGTTGTCGGTTTTGGGGCATTGAGTTTCGCCATCGCCGCATCGATGGCCGCGCGGGTAACCTGGCCAGCGAAGCCATCAACCGTCAAGCCCAATTTCGTCTGCGCTCTCAAGACTGCGGCGCGAGTATTAGGGCCGTAGATACCATCGACCACTAGGTTGGGCGAGGGATCAAGCAAAATATTGAGCGATTGCTGCAACCACCGAGTCACGCTTGGATCGAAGGCGCCGATCGCCCCTGCAGCGATATGCAATGCGGGTGCAGCCTTCGGGAACAGCTTGGATCCAAGCGTTTCCAGCAGTGAGGCAACCGGAGCGGCATCCTCCTTGATCTTCGTGATGATGTCCTCATTGCTAGTCGCAACATCGATGATGCGCTTGATGGTCAAGCCGTAGGTGATTGCCAGCTGGATAAGCGTTAACGGATCCATCTATTTTCCTCTCTCATATTGCCAACCAGTCTCAGGAAATCGAACAACGCGAACGCCCGCCGTATAGAGGTAAAGCATAACCTCACCTTCATGTGACCAAGAAAAATGGAGGTTCATCGGGAAGCCGCCCTCGTTGATCGAAAACGCGATCCGAGAGTAGTCGCCATTGATCACAAGGTAGGACAGGCCGCCGTTCTTGTGTTCTCGTCGCCAGTCGACTTTCATGTCCAGTAGTTTCCGCAATACTTCCAGGCCTCACGCTTACGCATTAGCTGCTTGCGATATTTGTAGCAATAGAAACGCCGTTCCTCAGTCCGCATGGAATCCCAGCGATCGAGAGCCTTGCTGACTTCATATCTGGTGATCGCGCCTGCTGCACCAAGAGCTACGGCACCGCCGACTGCAGCTACCGTCAAAGTGGCGCAGCCGGGAAGTACCAATAGGATGAGGAGGATGCTAATCTTCGCGAACGTATTGCACATTCGGATCGAGCTTGGCGATCTCGGACAGGATCGGTGCGACTCCGGGCTGGCTATCCCAGACGCGAGGATTAAAGCGCCCATCAGCTACAAATTTTCCTGGCCTTTGCACATTAGTCCCGCCCCATAGGTATGGACTAGGTAATCCGCGCATATCATAGCCGGCGCCATTGTATATCTCTCCGTAGTAAAGCATCTTCTCGAGTCGCCAATCCTTTACCGAGGTTAGGCCGTCAAGTTTCAACGCATCAATGGCACCTTCCTCCCAAGTATCGAAAGGCCCACGTCCTCGCGGGACATGCCGAGTCGACCGGTTCAAGGGATCGCCATTGCCTAGGTACGTGTTGAAATCGAGATCAGCTTCCCTCAAATGAAGAACGCCAATGAGTGGCCACGGGACTCCGGTCTTGGCTTCGACCGCTTGGTAGCGATCCTTGTGCGCCATGATGCGCCGGGCATCATGTTGGAATTCCTCCCGTCGGCTCAGGTTCTCCCGCATTCGATCCCATTGCCGAGCATATGTCGGCCATTTCACGCCATAGCGCATTACTTGCCCTCATCCTTATAGAGCGATTTCAGCAACTCGCTTTGCGAGTGCGAGATACCTGCATCCTTGAGATTGGTAGAGAGATTGCGGGCCTTGTTGAATAGACGCGACAGGTTCTCAGCCGAAGGACGTTCCTGTGCTGCACTGCACGCGTCGCCCCATTCCCCAATTGGACCACAAAGCTGCCGCCCCAAAGCCGTACCCGATACTATATGTCTAGCTAGCCTTCGGGCTTGCTCAGGGGAGATCGTCATGTGGTATCTGTTCCAAAGTGCGATTATTTTGTCTGTGGTGGCTAGTAACGAATATTGGCCGTGGCTTCACAATAATCCGAAGGACGGTAGATTAGCCTGCTGGCTTATCGGCGGCCTTCTCGCTTACTTGGCTACTGACCTTCTTGCAGGCGTTCTGTCGCTGGCAAGACGCCAGGAGTGAACGCTCCTCCTATGCTCGGCAAAGGCGGCGGGACAGTCGCGCCGATGCTCCTTGCATAAGGCGAGTTGGCAATGACCTGTTGCTGCACCTGTCTCGCTTGACCAGCAATGGAGCGATTGTAAGCAGCCTTGACCACGCCTTTGCCAAGAAATGTACCTACGATCGGAGCAAGTGCCTCATCATGACCGGAATAGTGCGCAATGCCAAGAACGGCACCTGAGCCTAGAAAGCGTGTGATCCACCCGCCCATTTGGTCGGAGATCCATTTCATTGCTTTTTGGCTATGCGTTCCTTGAGAAAGATCGCGCACCATTTGCTGTTCCTCCGGACTGAGGAATCGCATTTGGTTTTCATTTTCAACGATTTTACCAGCAGCATCACGCAGCTTGTCGCCTAGATTGCCCGTCTTGGCCGCTCTGATTTCCTGCTTGGCAATCACTCGGTCAAGCATCGAGGCAGTGCTAAGTTTGTTGTAATTGGCATCAGCCGTATCCAGTTGCTTGATCGTTCCGGGCAGATAGCTTTCTATTTCCGCTTCCACTTGCGGCAAGACCTTCTGCGCCTGCACGCCATCGCGGCCGCCAAGGCTCCTAAGGCCGGCCCGCAGGTTGAGCAGATCGGCAACATCGCCGCCATTCTGCGGAAGCTTGTTGATTTCCTCGTATACTCCTGCAGCGTTTGCTGGTCGGACTTGCTTTGCATTCGCGCTGGATTTCAGTTGCGAAGCAAATTGATCGAAGTCCGCCTTCGCGATCGGCATCGTTGCTCCTGCATTATCCACAACCTGATAGATTGCATTCTTCTCCTCCTCCAATTTGGCAAGCGTGGGCATCGTACTCGCCTGCATAGTAGCGGCGTGTTCGGCGATCTGGCCTAGCTTGCCAGCACCGATACCACCCGCAAGACCCGCTGCAGCCTGCGCCAATGGACCACCGCCCAATTCAGCCGTGGTCTGCGCCGCCGTGGCCGGTAGGATGACATTGGCGGCACGCGTTATCGCTCCGCCCGGCAAGAGTGCATTTGGCGCTGTCTGGCCAACAGCTTGGGCGTAACGCTCAAGCGTGTTCTGCGGCTCATAAGGAGCGGCACCGCCATAGTATTGCTGTTGGATTGCCTGCCTTGCCTGTTCGGTCGTCGGCGCTTGTGAGGGAATGTTGGGATCGTAGACCTCAGGCAGTCCAGTCTGACGACTGAGCCAATTCATAGCTTGACCGCCCGCCTCACCAAGAGTTCTCGGCAAGCCGACTAAGTTAGCGGCCGCTTCGGCAACCCCTCGATCGAATGCTTTATAAGTACCACCGACAGTCATCGGGGCTTCCGGCGGCCTCTCAGGCGGTGTCTCAGTCTGAGGAGCCGCAAGCTGCCCTTGCAGAATGTCCCAAGCCTGAGCCTGTGAAGAGCCTTGTGGACCTTCGACGGTATAGGTCTTGCCCTCTGGACTAGTAAATTCGAACGTGGGCATCTACGGCCTCACTTTCACGGTCCAGCCTTCCGGCAGGCTCCCGCCGCCCATGCCAAAGGGCGAGCGATCCGATCTTGTACTCTCACTCGGGCCACGTCCTCGGAGGAGATTACCTTCGAGGCCCTGTAGCGCCTCGGTGAGAGCCTTGTGCTTGGCTAGAAGGGTCTTCTGCGTGTCAGTGATGGCCGGTAGATAATTGTTCTCGTTGACCGGACTACCGCGAGTTCTCAGGGCATCGACCCCTTCCTGCATCGCTCTAAAGAGCGTGCCTTTATTGCCTATGCCGCCCCGCGCTAACGGCGCATTGATAGGTCCTGTGAGTTCCCCGTTACTGATTGCCCTTTCAATCTCAGGAGCCCTAGCGAGAAAGTTCTGCGCAGCCGTCAAGCTCCTTGCCGCCTGCGGTGGCAACGCTTTCTCAGCAGGCTTTATCCCGGCCACATACTGTTGCCACTCGGGACTTCCCTTTTCTAGTCCCAGCCCGCCCTGCTCCAAAGGAAGCTCTGCGAGACGCCGTTTCTCGGCAACGTCCTGGCCTATCTTTTGTGATGCAGTCAGTCGGTTATATTCCGCTTGCATGAAAGAGCGCGTGGTCGGATCGAGATACGGATTGCGAAGGGCCTGCGTGACCTTCGGCAGGTCGAGCGTCAGCCCTCCCGTAGTCGTAAGAGGCGCTGCCGTCGTGTCAGGAGGAGCCGCAGTGCGGCCGGTGTCCGCCTCTTGTGGAGTGGGCAAACCCGCCGGCTCAGCCTCTTGACCACCGGTAAGCGGCGCGGCAGTGATCGGAGCAACCGGCATTTGCGATGGTTGTGGCTGTCCGCCTCCATAGACGGACTCATAAGCTTGCCGCTGGCGCCGCAACACATCCTGCTTGTCATAGTACTCCTGCTGCCTGAGCCTCAGTTCCTGATCCCTATAGTAACGGTCCATCGCTCGTTGGGCCTGGGATTCCCGCGTTCTCTGCGCCTGGATAAGCAATTGTTCTGGGTTCATCTGGCTCCATGGGTTAAACGCCTTGCTGATCATTGCGAGGTACGCAATGCTCTCGGGATCGCCCAATGTGCCGAGCAATCCCTGCGGCCGTTGATCTTCTCTCGGTGCCGTAGGATCCAAGATCCCTAGCATTCCGCGCGAGGTATCAGCCATTCGTCGCCTTCCGGTTCCTAGTGCTGCGGCCTGAATATCACCGCCATCGCCCTCAACTTTGTTGCGCCAGAGATCCATAAAATCCTGGCTCGATACATTGTTTACGTCGCCGTATTGGTCTTTGAGATTGTCGGGAATGTTTCCCCAAATAGCCTGCTTGGCCCAATTTGGTCCCTTTTGCCTTCCCTCTGCTGTCGCCAGCATGTTCTGCCATGCCGGTGAGTCCGGGTTGGCAAGGTGCATGGCATAGCCGCCCTGTCCCTGCTGATGCATGAGGTAAAGGTCGGTCGCACTCGGATTGCGACCATAGTTCTGCGCAAACCAATCACGCTCGGCAGATAGCTTTCTTAATGCGGCGTCGGTGTTATCCTGGGCATCATAGATGTTGCCGCCGCCATACCTGTTGAATTCATCATTCGAGAGCTGAAAAAGACCTTTGTAGCTTCCAGTCCGGGCGTTGGGATCGCCGCCGCTCTCGATTGCAATGATGCGACGCAGAACAGCGGGATCGAGATCATAAGGATTGTTATTGAGAGAATCGATCAGACTCGAGGAGCCGAATTCGTACGGCATTGATTACCTGAAAAGGCCGCCGAGAACACTAGTAGGACTCGTACGTCCAAGCAGCCCCAGAATGCCAAGTGCTGCTGAACCAAAATCAAACGGTCTCGTTTGTGTCCCTGTCGTCGTTCCCGCCGTCGTTGTAGTCGATCCCGGTACGCCGGCACGCAACAGTTGAGCGAGATTTCCTAACTGGTTCCAATACTGTCCCAAAGCCCCGCCAGCGATCGCGCCTTGATTGGCACCTAGCTGATTGAGCGCATTGGCTGCATTCATTATCGTATTCAGCTGATTGGTATCGATTTGCGGCTGCAAACCTACGGCCTGCAGATAGCGAGCAGCGTCACTTTGCGCGCCCTGGAACAAAAGGTTTTGGTACTGCTGTTGGGCTTGATTCTGCATCTGCGCATTCTGTAGCGCCGCATTCTGGCCTAGTTGAGCATAACCCAACCCAGTCTGCATATTCGCTAGCGAAACATTCGTTCCTAACTGCGCGTTGAGACTGTTAATCGTATTCTGCAGCTGCGCATTGGTCGAGGCGGCAGCTTGCCTATTAGCGACGTTAGACAAAGCCGCCTGTTGCGCAGTGTTATACGCTTGAGAAAGCATATTTCCCGCAGTATTCGCGAGAGTATCTCGATAGTTTCTATCCGCGAGCATTTCCTGTACAGCTTCTCTACTACCGCCATAAGCATGCCCGGCTGCCGCTTGAGCTCCAACATTGGCAAGGACTTCCGCTTGCTGCTGACGTAGACGATTGAGTGCAGGGTTTAACGCAGTCTCAATATACGGGCTCATGAATTGCGAAGGATCAGTAGGCGCAAGCTGGGCTGGCTGCATCTGCGCAGCCTGGGCCTGAGATGCGACCGCTTGATTATTGAAGGCGCCGATAGGGCCAACGGTAGAGACCGGGAATGGCCCCGTATTCCATTGGTTGCCCATCCCAAATACATCATAGGCCGGGACCTGCGGCTGCATCATGTAATTCTGCAGCCCGGCATTCATCACCTGCGAGGCGGTGATCTGATCCGGCATCAGTCCCGGCGTTTGCCCTGCAAGACCACCATAGAGCAAGTTGCCGGAATTCATTATGTCTTGGAATTGCTGCGTATACCAGGCAGCCGGATTGGTAATCGCGGTCTGGTTGGACGTTCCGCTAGAGCTGATTGATGGCTTGCCCATTAGAGATCCTTTACAAGGATGCTTCCATAAATCCGATATCCATTGAGTGCGCGCTGCCAGCCTGGCCGAGCTCGCAGCGCGACACGATGACATCCAGCTTGCTTATGGAGAAAGGCAATGTACGGCTCGGCGGCGACGATTTCACGCAAATCGCCACCGGCTAACCAGCCATAACACTCCTTAAGACCCGTTGGATGATCCTCGATCGAGGTGAGAATGGCCGCATGCGGCAGTGGATGCAACCAGGCCTTGTTCTGTTGGAGCGCTGACCAGATGTGTTCCTTGTCATGGGTATGACCATATCGCTCGATCGCACCACACAACCACGGCCAGCAGCGTTCGAATTCGCTAGCGACGCTCACGATTGGAAACCATTTCCAAACCTACGACGCCGAGGCGCCAATAGGTCGGCGAGGCCTGCGAGGCCCAGCGGAGCTTGAGCTGACGTGAGCGGATGAGGAAATCAAGCTTGTCCCGATTAGGCTCCATGACAAAAGGCCCAACTTGATCGGTATTATTGAGACCCTGGGGTTTTAACTTCCCCTTGATCATTACCAGCATATTGCCGGTTTGATTTTCAATATCTGGGTAATAGCGCCGGCATCCGATCCAACGATCGCCATCCTGGCCGGTAGCATAGCCAGTTTCCAGATAGGGCAAGGTAATCGATCCTGACATGGTATTGCCCGTCTCTTGATACCAAACGGCTCCCGAGGTGTCGAAGGCGATCGGATAGGAAAATACACCCGACCTGATCCAACATGTCCTATTGAAAGTGCCGAAGCTCCAAGGATTGCCACCGCCGGCGAAGTTATAAATCAGATAGCGAGAGACCTCAGTCCCATCGCTGGTATGAGGATAGTGGATCCATACCTCACCGAATTCGACAGAGATCCAGACGAAGGTCTTATTCTCCTGGTACTGTCTGAGTTGGTTGACAAAGCGATCCTTGATCGGCATCTCGATCGGCAAGACGCGAGCGCCGTCAAACATGAATATGCCTTTGGTCGAGGCCCAAAAGGCCACGTTGTTGACGGTAGCGGCTGCGCGAGCTCCAAGCGGACCACTCCCTTGACCGGCTAGGGTCAGGGTATAGCCGGTCGAGGTGAAGGTTGAGATGAAGACCGCATCATCGGTAAAGATGAGATTTTGCCCGCCAGCCGGGAGGCCGCAGACTGCTGTCGATCCTACGCCGAGACTGAGCTCGCCGGCGATGTTGGTCGTAGACGGGATCCAACTCCTATAATTGTCCTGCGCGCTCCAACGCATCAGTAGCGGATTAAAAGTACCATCCGCCTGGACCGTGGCCAACGCAGTCAAGATGTGATTGGCATCGACGAACAAGGCACGATTGACCTGTGGCGCCTGAGAGATCGGCGCTGCCGTGCTCAACAGCTTGATGGAGACGTTATCAAGCGTCAGATTATTGGCGGAGTTCGCCGTAAACCCGATGTAAACCGTATCTGCAGGGCATACGAAGCGGAAGGTGTAGGTCCGCTGATAGTCCGCAGCTCCTACCGCTCCGGTTACAATGCTGGGATGGATCTTGACGATCGGCGTATAGGTTGAGTCATAGGCTTGGATGTCGAGGGTGAATGTCGCGCCAATGGCGACGATCGTAAAGGACATCTCGTAGACCTTGCCCGCCGTCAAGGTCATTTTGCTATTAAGATCTTGTATCAGTGTTGAAGCGGCGCCACCGCCAGTGAATACCACGTTGTTGGCGCCATACGCCCATCCTCCGGCGGTGGTCGTCCATCCGGTCATGCTGCCGGTAAACGTCCCATTCGTAGTGAGCTCGGGATAGCTAGTCGCCGGTTGCCAGAACCAAATCGGCGTTCCATCGGAGCCGCAAAAAACGGCATCCTCGCCAAAGTTGGAGATCGAATAGATGCGTGCCTTTTGACTGACAAGATCGCCGGTGCCAGTAGCGAGACCATTGCGAAATGGAACGGTTATCGTATAGGCGTCGATCGTTCGCACCGTGGGGAATGCACCGCTGGCGGTGAGTATCACTCCGCTCGGTGCGACTTGGGAAACAGTGAATGATCCATTAGGATTGTAACCACCGCCGCTAAATGGAACGCCGCTGAAAGTGACAACGTCTCCAACAAGCAGAGGGCAATTTCCCGCTACCGAAGTGCCGGTAGTAGGATCGTAGAGCTTCCACGGTGATATCGAGATCACGTTGGTAGAAAAGATGACGCTGGTACTAGGAACAAACATATCCAGGGTCTTGGGCGTTATGTCCGAACGTGTCCCGGCAACCCAGGCATTCACAGCCGATTCAGAAGCGGCAAGCAGAACGGGAGCCCCGGTCAGCGTTGCCCAAGCGTGACATCCGCGAGCCGTGCCAGAACTCATCCCGGAGGCGTTGAACTGGCTCCATCCATGAATGGTTTCCGCTCGGTTCCCCCGGTAGCGGACTTTATCCATATCAACGGCGTGTAGCTGCGCCGCTAAGTCGGTGTCGTCAGACAGCGCACCAGGAGTGATAGGGATAGAGACAACGGCAGCGCGCGCCATTTAGCCTCCGAGGCCTCCCCATGGAGACATGCCGAAGGTTTGCTGCCACGGAGAGCTCGGCGCTTGTGGCGCAGTGCCATACCCAGGCTGATAGGCATTCTGCTGTCCTGGCCATAAGATAGACGTCGGACTGCCAAATCCGAGGTTGGCTAATGTGTCCCAAGGATTTTGCGGCAGGTTGGTCCCCGTGCCTGGAGGAATCTGTCCGCCGAAGTAATTCCCGCCTAGCGTGACATCCTTATAAGCCTGGGCCTGAGGCGATAATGGAGGCGGCGGGGCAGGAACTCCCGATGCTTGCAGTCTAGCCTGATTTGCTTGTTTCTCTGCTAGACCCCGTGCCTGCGCTTCTGGACTGTACATGACATCCCAGGCGCCACGGTAACTAGGATAGTAGTTAGGATCTTCCGGGTGAAGGGCAAGAACCCTGCCGATGTAATCGCTCTCTTGCTGGAATGTGGGATTGGCACCTAACGGCCCTTCGATCGGCGCCTGGGGTGCATTCGGATCCATTTGAGACAGTGTTTGCATATATGCATTTTGATATTGCGGCATGCTATACGATGAATTGAGAAGGGTATTCCAGTCTGCCGAACCTGTCTGCTGCCGAGCGAAATTGTTGAGAAAATCCGGCGTGAGATAACTGGCACCGCCCGCCTGCTGTTGACTTACCCATTGCTCCAATGGCGATTGCGGCAAGTTATAGTATGGCCCAGGGACTCGGCTCAAAGCAGGAGCGTTGGAAGGTGGAGGAGGAGCACCCGGCCGGCCGCCCATGTAGGCAAAGGGATCGGTGCCCCCAAGAATCGAAGGCGTATTGGGGTTCCAATCAGGTCCAGAGGCAGGAATGGGACTGCCGGTCCCAGTAGTTCCCATCGGGGGCGTGTATCCAGGAGGCGAACCCGACCATCCGCCAAACCCAGGTTGAGGTGTGCCCAGCATCGTTGAGGTCGAGGGATCAAAGTTTGGAGATTTACCCATTATGCTGCCTGTACCGTCCAGTTGGATCCATTATAGAAAGCCAAAACCTTACCCGTTCCTCCTCCGGTAATAGTCGCGCCAAATGTTACTGTACTACTATCGGTAACATAGGCCGAAGTCCCTGCCGTCGGTGATGCTGGGAGACCGGCAAAGGTAGTCGCTGAAAATTGCTGTCTATCAGTCGGCGCATTGATGTCGCTCACTAGGCGCTCAAGAATATCATTGAGCGCGGCGACCACTTGAGCAGTGGGCTGGTCGAGGGTGTGTGAGAACGAAACCCGGCGCCGGCTGACACTCATGAGATTAGCGACGATGTCACGTTCAAATGACCACGCGCTTGATCATACACGACGCCACCGGAGGTCGTAACACGCGTGTTATATAAATAGCGTGTGCCTTCGAGGATAGCAGTCGGATTATTCGTCGACTGCTGCGCAAAGGTCATATTGAGGGAGTAAGTGCCGGCGACGGCACCAGTTATTGTGATGCCGTCGCCGACTGTGCGGGTCGCGACAGTCACAGGCGTCGCTGCAACCGTAGCAATGCGAAATTGTATTGTAGCGCCAGTAATGTCAACCGTGGTTCCTTGACCGTCCACAGCCGTGAAGTTGGCTTGCCAGTTTTCACCATAGACAAATTCTAGGTCTTGCCACATCGGCCCTTGTAACGTGTATCTTCCCGGCATTTATGGGGTAATCCCTTTGACGCGCATGATTGGACGTGCGTATCGGCCGGTGAGATCTGAATTCAATACCTTTTGTGCTGCATCGTTGAATAGCTGGCCCCAATTACCCAGGCGATCATCATCATCGAGGAACGGGGTCGCTTCCAACATACAGCCATAGATGTAAAGCTGCGGGTGATTTTGCGTCACCCAGTTGCCGGTCATATTGGAGGCTAAAGGCGGGATCTTTTGATAATAGCTAAAGGTTAGGTTTGCCGCCGAGAGCGGATAGGTTTTGATCTGCGTGCCGATGATAGTAAAATGATTGGCTAGACCGGAAACCAATGGTTCATAGGCATCTTCGGCCCAACCCGGCTCAGCCCATTCTAGGGTACGCACCGGACTGTCAGTGGTAAGTACCCGGCGCCAGGCCAGATAGTCGGTTGGCAATGCGCCTACGCCCGCAGTCAGAGTGACAGTGCTCGTAGCCTCCATCTCCTGAACGAGCAGGAGGTTATTGAGTCTAGATTCACATAATGTGATCCAGTCCGGAATCATTCCCGCCAGGTCATCACGGTCCCAGCAATAGCGCCGGACCGTCTGCTGCATCTGATCATAGGCCGTTAATGCCATTTCCCTATATTCCTATTAGTATTCAAACCAAGAGGCGATAGAGAATGGAGATGCGGCGCCAATAACCCAGGCGGGACCAGTATAATTGTCCAAGGTAAGCGTTTGTCCCGCTTTGATCTCAAAGCCATTCGTATTAGTCACGGCTGAACTGAGACCAATAAAGACCGAACTCGGACTGCCGCTGTTGACGATCATGAGCGTCACCCTTTGAAGGGTCTGCCCCAGCATTTGTTGCGACGAACCGGATGACAAAAGCTGGCCCGTCGAGATTCCACTCGATTTTCCGCTCGGCATCTATAGGCTTCCTTCTCGTTTGCGCCATTTGCGATTATCCGGGTTGTTCCACCATTTTCGTTGGAATTCACGATCGCCCTGCTTGTTGGCTTCGGCCAGGCCGGATCGGAAATATTCGGGCATCGGCACGCTACCGATGACATCACCATCGCCCCAGCGTCGTCCGCTGCTATCGTTGAACATGCGGCGGTTCTCCTCAAGCAGCCGGGTAGCCTCCCTATATTCGGTCTTCTGAATCGTCCAGTCGCCAGCATCGAATTCATATCGACAATAGGACTCGTTGTACTCGACCAATCTCCAGCCGGCGGGAGGATCGACCGGATCGAATGCCAATTCGTAGGTAGCCTGCGGGTGACTCGTGTTCCACAATGCCCCGCCGCCAACGACGAGGCTTTTATCCTTGGGGATCATATCGGCATCTCGTCTGCGCGCTCGCCAATGCCTTTTTTGATCACGTCACGCGCCTCATCAATGGGCAATTGAATAACCTGCCCGCGCTGAGCTTTGACCTTGGCGGTTAGATCATCCCGCATCGGCCACTCTGGATCGGCGGGGAAATAGCCCCTTAACAAGCGAACCGGGAAGCGCTTCTGGGGTTTATCATCAGGGAAGTTGATAGCCATGTTGTAACCCATAAAAAAGGGGGCGTGGATATGCCACGCCCCAAGTTGCATCTGACTTGGACGGACTTGTCAGATGAGCTGTTAGGTTGCGGAAGTCAAGCCAAACAAATCCGCGGCGACGGAATGTGCGGCTTGATTTTTCATCAAAAGGGCAAACTCACACAAAATAGCCCTTTTCTCGGCATCACCGGTCTTTGCGGGACGATCCTCGAATACGTCCCTCAGAGTTCCCACCGCGACTTTGGAAAGGTCGATTAGGTATCCATTCCTTGCCGCAGTAGCACCAGCACGCGCCAATTGCCTATTAGGCATTATATCTATAACACCAAAGTCCGACCTATAGGTGTCTGCCGCTGCGAAGATAGTCGCCTGTTCTTCGCCTCTTACTGCGTTATAGATAGTCGAGGTATTAGACCCCTGCATGAAGCTTGAGAATACTGTTTTCACATAGGGGCTGCACATAAAGATGGTCGGGTTTCCGCCTGAGTTATAGGTGGAGAGAATGCAGCTATCGAGGATAGCACGGGTGAAGGCCCGCTGAGTCCCATTGGTAGCCGCAGTGACCACACCACCAGAGAAACCACCATCCGCCCCGGTTGAGCCGCGATTATCGTTGGATGTGATCCAAGCAGCAAAACCACCGGTTTGACGGGCTGCCGAGTCGGTCCCAACCACGCTCGCCTTGTTGGCCAGGAGCGACACTTCCATGTCCGTTTTCAGTTCGGTCCCTTTTTTTCTCCGCTCACGACCGAGTTCCGAAGCCGGGCCGGCCTTGTCGGCGACCTCATCGGTGCCAGTGATTAGGTAGGTCTTTCGCGCGATCTCGGTATAGTTTCCAACCCGCGTCGTGGCAACGATTGCATTATATGCATAATCATCACCTTCGATTTGTTGGTTGGTAATCGTCGGCGTCGATAACGTGTCAGTGGACCACTCCGGATGCTTTGACACCGTATTTTCTCGTGGTGCCAGCGATAGGAAAGGGGTTTCCTCCGGACTAATCATATAGATCGCATTGGCGAATTCCTCCCTCAGTCGGTTAGACTGGTACGTGGAGAAGGTATTTGATACCTGGGCCATAGTCGGCCTCCTTTTTAGTCAAACTTGGAAAGAATGTCCTCAGCCGCTTTCGCGGAGTTGGGATTGCGTCTTAGCCGTTCGAGTGCAGCCCTACGTTGATCGGCGTCGACCTGTCCGGGAGTACGCCTAACCCTGGTGGGAGCCTGAACCTCGGGCTTTTGCGCCTCTTTGAGCTTGGCCTTGGCTTTAGCCAGAGCGGCATCCTGGGCATCAGCGCGCATGGCCATAGCAATGAGCTTCACCAAACGGGAGTCGTAAACCTGATTGAGTTCGGCCGGGGTATAACCAAGCTTTGCTCCTAGGGCTTTTACTCCCTCGGTGAACTGCGTCGCTCTTACCCTATCCCGAAGTTCGGGCATCGCGGCGAGCAACGCCTCACGCTGTTGCCATAGGTGACGCTCTTGTGCCTGTCTTTGCTGCCAGCGAACTTGATTATAGTACGCCTGTCGGCGGGCATTCAGTTCGCCAAGCTTCGACTGCTCATTGTCGTAGTGTGCTTTTTGTCGTTGGAATTCGAACGGATCGGTGTCCAAAAGCTTTTGATCCGGCGGCTTAGGCAGCCGGGTTTGCGCATACTCGACCATTTGATTGAGCAGGGAAGCCGTTTGCTGTTGAACGGCGTCGAAGCCCCGAGTTTGCCGGGCAAAATTTCGCTGCCTCTGCTCCAGCTGTTGCACTCGTTGATTGAAGGCCTCTCGTTGTTGGGGGTTGAGATAGCCACGCTTGAGTTCGGAGTGTCGAATCCGAGTACCATCCCGCAGGGTGGTTTCGGGATCGTCCTCCTCAACCGGCGCTGGCTCAGCAGGTGATTGCTCCGCCGCCACTTCGGCGTAAGCAGCATCGTCGCTTGGTTCCTTTCCGTTTCCCGCAGGAGGCGGCGAAGGCTCATCGAAGTTAAATGCGCCGAGTTTCTCTTCGATAGATTGCGGATCTGGCGCCGGCGTTGGAGCCGGGGCTGCTGTATCGTCTGCCATGATGTCCTCTTAGGCTATTCCGGAAATGCGCTCGGGCGGAGCCTCAAGCATGATTTGCGCTATGCGCTGACGAAAACTGCGAACTTGACGGAGGTGCTCGGCGGCCATGCGAAGCCGGCGATTGCTCCACCACCACCGTGAGGCAGTCGCGAGATCTTCGACCGCACGACGTTCCATTTCTGCGATCGCTTCCTTGAAAAGATCATCTTCGAGAATCTGACGGGCACGTTGAGCGCGCTCACGCCGCTCAGTCGGAGTCATCGAAGAGTGCCCATCAAGCCGCCGGAGAACGAACCGCCCGATGAATCCCAGGGATAAGGCACGCCGAGCGGATTAGAGATATTGCTCGGCGGTTGCTGCCATGTTGCTAAGATGGATTGCAAGCCTCCGGGCGCATCAGCGTGAATCTGGCTTTGATGCTGCATGAACGCGGCTTTAGCGTCCGGAGACAAGCCCTGAAAAAACCAATAGGTTGAAGGATCGACGCCAAGGTTGTGGCCGAGGCCCAACATTTTCCAACCGCTCAGTGTATTAGTTGGCAATCCAAAGAAGGCGTCATTATTGGAGACTAATGCTTGTTGCCATGGCTCAAGAGCCGGCGCTGGTAGCGCTGGCCCTGATCTTAGTGCTCTTGTCGGTGCTGTTGGCTGCTGCCCTATAGGCGCCGCGGCAGTGACGGAGGAGGCGGCCGGCGCCGAGGCGCCAGCCGCATCACTAGGGTTTGCTTGGGTGCCGCCAACACCCAAAAGCGTTTCCAGCGCTGACCTTTGGTCGGCAGTTAGGCTATTGAGGAGACCGCTCGATTGCAGGGTATTCAAGATCTGACTTGTGCTTTGTCCCTGCCCCTTCAATAGAGAGCTTTCCCCCATACCCGCGCCGGGAAAGATCGCGTTGCGCATATCGGCGGTCGTTGCACCATGACCAAACGCGCCGGGGGTAAATACCCAGGGCATTCGATTAAGATTCTCCAAAGTATTCATGTTCCAGGTTTGAATCCGATCCCATGGGATGTTGTTAAAGATCGGATTAGGCCCATACCGCTGCCGCCAATTAGCGAGATCGCCAGTCGACCTAGGCGGAGCAAATGAAGCCGGAGGCGTGCCTGTTGCTGCCGCAGTCGGTTGCACGATTGCGTCACCCGGCGGGGTTGCCGGATTTTGCGGCCAAACTTGACCATAAAGATCCGGGTCCTGAAATCCGTACCTTATGCCAGGATATTGACTGCGTAGAATATCGGTCGGAACACGCGGGACCGTAGGGGCGATGTTAGGATCGAACTCAGGGGTAAGCGAAGCCATCAGACCTTGAAGGCCGGGATCAAGATTGGGCGCTGATGACTGAGCAGGGAGACTTCCCGGTTGATTGGGACCTGATGGAGGACCGAATGACCAGCCACTAGGATCCAGCATTGAACGATCCCAGGAACTAGGCGGCCCATTAAACCCGCCGCCCAATGGATTTGGCCAAGAGGACGGCGGTCCGCTCCATGTCGTACCAATATCGCTCGGTGTACCGGGCGTTACGCCCTGCTGGCCTACCGGAGCTTGCAGTAGCATCGCCAGAAGGCTTTGCGGATCGTCAGGCATCTATTTTCTCCGCTTATCGGTATGCAACGACTTTGCCCGTCCTGATCGACCGCCTTTGGCCTTACCTTTGGCTATGTAGGTCATTGCCGCAATGCGTTTGGCTTCTTTCAACGGCATTCCCCGCGCCACATAGCTATCTCGAATATCCTCATATTGTCTCGGCATAGTCCCTCTCTATCTTCTCAATGGTTGGCTCCTCCCAGACGATTTTTTTGTTGGTCCCTTCGAACCAAGGAAATTGCTCTCCCGCATCGATCCCATGGCTTGGCAACCACCAACTCGGTTGCGAGCACTTGTAACCATCGGTCATGGACAGCGGGACATAGGTTATCGAGGGGGAATCCGAGCAAAACCAGTCAAGGGTGCAAGGACCATTGCTGACAAAAAAGTTGAGTTTTGCAGCCTTGTAGAGCGCGGCACGGCAATTGATGTCGCTCGATGCTTCGGGGACAGTCTCAAATGTGCCGAAAGACTCATGAGCTTTTTCGGTATCCCGCACTATCAATACCGTTTCGCCCCGTTGCCTGAGCCATTCGGCAATTTCGCCCCAGATTTTTAGGTCACTATTCCGTTGCGGCCAATGAGCCGCTTCTCTCAAGGTAATGGTCACAGCCTTTTTGTAATGCTTATGGCCCATACGCATCTGCGCGTATTTATTTGGCTCAAATCGCGGGAGCGGCACGCCTTGCTTGTAGAACTCCACTGCATCGGCAAAGGTGGAGCTAGGCGGCCAAAGGAAGTCGTCTCCAATATGATCCGCTTTGACTGCGCCAATCATGTCGATGAGCGGTAACATGACATGATCGTGCATCATCCGATTGTATTTATAGTTAGGGTTATCCAGAAACCCCGCTTCATGATGGATGGCGACGTGAAGCGGGGGTTGGCCGCAATGCTTCATACGGCGCATCTCCGCACACACCAGCCAGGCTAGGAAATCAAAGCCCATGGTCAAGTTGGCAGCATTGAAGACCTGCTTACTCGGATCCATGCCAGCGGCCAAGTTGACTTTGGCCTGCGGCGCTTGGCGTTTCCAGATATGATCTTCAAGCTTGGTAGCTAGGCTTTTGAGCCCGAAATACAGCATATATTCCGAGGTCGTGCCGATTATGGTGGTGTAGTCTACCCCCATAGTTTGCCCATCGGCCGCGACTACTGCGATGGCATTCAACCGTCCTTTTTCCGCCTCCTGCCGCCAATGATCGAGCATGCGAATGACGTTATCGTTGCCCTGCACGCGCAAAACTTCCTTCTTTGCTGGTCCTAGCATAAGCCATCCCTATATTCGATTGCGGTCTGGGTAATCAGGCCTATTCCCATGCGGCTGGCTACTATTTCATCGGTAATGAACTCATCTTTGATTTCAGCCCACAATCGTCTGACTTCCCGCGGCTCATAGCATATGTCGTGAAAGGCTATGACCTTTCCCATGGGACCGTAGTTCTCCCAATCGGCCTTTACATCCTCATAGGAATGGCCGGCATCGATAAAAACGAAGTCATAAGGCGCCCATTGCTGCGCCCATCTGATTGCCTCCAAGGAATGGCTGTTGTTGAATAGGGCTTTCGCTTCAAAGCCCTCCTCCTTTAAATCGCGAATGGTTTCCTGCAGCTCGTGAACGGTCGATTCACCATCGCGCCAATCGGTGCCATCGCCAAGATCGATCGAACGAATGACGGCTCCTGGTGCGGCAACTTGGGCGAACAGTCGAAGGGAGTTGCCATGGCAGGAGCCGATCTCGAGGATTGACTTAGCTCCTCGGATGCGATTTTGCAGCCATTGAATCTCATTAGGATCCTGCTGGGAGTAAAGGTTCGTCCAATCCTTGGCTCTTGGCCAGATGCGGAAATCGAGAGAAAACCTGATTTCAGCCTCCTTATTGCCTGGGGCGCCATGGATGAGAGAGCCAGAAAACAAGGCTGCAGAGCCTTCGGGAATTTCCATCGGAACAGCCGAACTCAGATCGACACCTGAGACAATGCGTTTAGGCGCATACAGAAGTCCGACTTCGTTTGCCGCCGATCCTTTGGTGATATGCGGGTCGACTGTTCTCTCGGTTTTGATCTCGCCGTCACGGATGAATTCGCTATCGGGAACGTAGCGAAGGATATTCTCCCGGGTAACCCCTCTGATAGGAAGCCAGAAATTCATGGTCCCTTTGGGAGATCCATAGAATTCCTCCCTATGGAAGGGAACGCATTCCTGGCCTTCCATATTGGGACGCTCTGCCCGTAAATAGAGGGGTCCCAGGCCATGATCAGGGGCCAGGAAATCTTTGATATTCTCAGTTAGGCGTTCTGCGATCTTGCGTTGGCGCAATTCCTGCTGCGCTGCAGCGACCAGGAAATGGTAATGCCTGTCGCTTGCGTAGAAGAGAACGTTTCCTTCCCTTCTTGTGAAGAACGAGAAAACAACGTGCTTGATCTCATGCAAGAGGTCGCGGCGAATAGGGACCGTTCTCACGGAGTGACAACCCTGAGTCATTGGAGCAGCAGCAAGGTAATGGCCTCCTCGTCCTCTATTTCCTCGTGCATTCGATAGAGCATTTCGGCCTGCTGCAGGTCGGCCTGAGCCCGGGCGATGCGACCCTGCAGAGCCAAAAGCGTGGCCTGAGCCTGCATCAGATCATAGGCGTATCGCTTGGCCCGTTTGGCCTCGAATTCGGCCCGTCGGACGGTTTGGGCTTCCTCCTCTAGCCTTCTGGTCTCGGCCTCTTTGAGCCTAAGCCGAGAAACGAGCCTCTCTTGATGGGCTCGTTCCTGCTCAAGGCGCTCGAAGTATTGCTTGGCTTGGAGATACCCTTTGGCCCGGCGCCGGGTTTCCCTGGCATAGTCATAAATCGGCCGCCCACCGGCCTTGGGAAGCGTCGGCGGTGAAGGCTCCACCGGGACGCAGGTATTTTGGAATACCGAGAGCTGGAACACATTGCACTGAAAGACGTGGCCAGGCGGCCCAGCTACGCCCTCTTGGAAAACATTCGGCTGAAATACGTTAGGCTGAAAAACCCCTGCCATTATCTACCGAAATTGACGATTTCCGCCTCTTTATCTGCGGGTTTTTCCTTCTCAGCCTTGAGTTTTTCGATTTCCTCGTGAGCAAAGGCAAGTTGCATAATCAGGTCGCCAATAGTGATTTTCAGCCTGGTTTGAGCGTCCATTTCTGCCTCTTTGTGAAAATCATTGAAGAATTTTGAGCCCTAATGCGCAAACGGACCCGATCAGGCGATAGATATCGGGGCCGGGACCACTGCAGGGCTCGTTTGCTGCCTCTGGACTGCGTCCGTGGTGGCCTGCATAAAGCCATTCAACCAGGTCAGAAACATAGCCGGGGCAGGCACGGTGACTGGAGGAGGATTGGTTCCGACCAACTGGGCATTATAGTTAGCGCCAATCCAGGCCAGGATCTCCTGCGCGTGGACATCCGAGATCGTATAGGTCTTGGTGGCGTTGAGATTTCCAGTCGGAGGCCAAGTCAGGTTATCCGGCCAGTTGTTCGGGGCTTGTGCCGGAAGAGCGGCAAAGCCCGCGCTGGTGATCTGCATAGTTCCCATTTAAGGTTGCTCCCATAACACAAAGTAGCTGCCTCGTTTGACCACGGAAGGGGTGGCGGTGCTCGCGCTCTGCGCGAACTGAACGGCAAGTGTGCCGCCGGTGCCAGTCGTGATCGTTCCCTTCATCTCCGCCATGACGCCGCTCGTTGCCGTCGTTGTCGTATTCGCGACCGAGCCACCGAGGACGGCAGCCGTACCCATGCCCTTGAGCGCGTTGCTGTCCCTGACATAGCCATCGACAAGGACATTTGCCCCTGTGCATGTCCCGCCCATACCGGCGCGCACCCCTCCTGTTGCTGCGCAAGTGCAGGCAAGGTGCGCCTCGAAGCTATAGGTTCTATTGGCCACGACGTTGATGACAAGGTCGGGCACATTCTGCAAGGTCGCGCTGGATGTGACGCTGAAATCGGAGGTAACTTGCGCGACGGTGCTGGCTGTATGGGGCATCAGGTCAGCGCCACAGTCATGAGCGTGCCGGCGTTGTTGTAATAGAGTTTTGTCGTTGCACCGCTTGTATCCCTGATCAGCGCCCAGGTCCCGGCGGGAACGTCCGAGGTGGTTGGGGCACCAGCCTTGGTCTTGGCCTTGATGCAGGCACTGGCATCCCCCGCCGTGCCGTTGCCGAAGGCGACTACGGCCGCTGCCGATCGCGACATAGCCGTGTCCGGGGCGGCGCCTGCCGCAGAGGCACTGCTGGAGAATCCGATTGCGCTACCTGAGCCGCCTATGATGTTCGAGGCGGCCGTGCGGGCATCAATAAAAATTGCGCCCCCGTTGTAGACTCCGATCGTAAATCTGCCGTCGTCGACAAGCGAAATCATACCCTGCGCCCAGGTAGTCTGACCTGCCGCGCTCACGGTGAAATTCAGGCTGCTGATGGCCATAGCCCGTTGCGTGCCCGTGCCCAATGCTTGCGTACCGAATGTCAGCGTATTTGCCGTCGTCGTCCAATCTAGTACCGCTCTCTCATAATTCGAGGCGTCAGTGTAGGTGTTGTAGCACCTGAAAGTCTGCGCGGTGGTGGAATTTCTCTGGGCGAGAATGGCCGCGGCATCACGAAACAGCTTAACATCGGCAGTACCGGACCCATTATCCCAATCATGGGAGATTGTTGATCCCATGCGCAGGGCAGTGACATTAGTCCCGTCGCTGGTGAGATTGGTGATCCCACCGAAGGCGCTTGAATTGTTGTATTGAACCTGGGTATTCGAACCACCAGGAGTCCCGCCGCCGCCCGCCGCCGCCCAGTTGCCATCCGCGCGGAGGAAATTGGTCGTACCGCCGCCGGATGATGGGACCAGGCCTTGCAGTGAGCTCGAGAATAGGTTGAGTGCGGCGGTCGCCTGAGCTGCGGTGCGTTCGCCCACGACCCCGGCGTTATCATAAAGAAAGGCGCCGGTGGCACCCGAGGTAATGGTGGTGGTGCCGATGGTGATGCCACCGCCACCAGGAGGGGCGGCCCAGGTTGCATCAGCTCTCAGAAAATTGGTCGTTCCCCCGCCCGACGCCGGGGCCAGTCCTTTGAGTGAGGACGTGACGGCATCGAGCATTGCCGTCGTTTGCGTCCCGGTCAGCTCCTCGATCGTTCCGGTACCTGCCGTCGTGCGGCCCAGGATCCGAGCCGTCGCCATAGATAATGAGTGGCCGGCATTCCATTCATCGGATCCGACCGGACTGGTTCCATCATCGGGAACGGCGACGACGGTGGAATGGGTGACTGAGACCATTTATTGCAATCTCTTTCGGGCGCCGACCACGCGATTATTCTGATCGCGGATAACCTCGGTTGGCGCTGACATCGATTGGGCTAGTTGTTGCAAGGCCTGCGTCATGGCTGCCATGGACTGATGATGAGCCATATCTCGTTGGTTCTCGCCCTGCTGGGCGCGACCCATGACTGCCTGGCCGATCGGGGTATCCGGCTGTTGACCTAGCATGTCATCGAATTGCGCCAAGATTTGCTGCACCTTTTCCGGATCCGGGGGCTGGACGTTGCCCATGGCGTCTTTGGTCCCACCACATTTGCCGCACAGGATATCGGCCAGCAATTGAGAGCGCGCGCTTGCCGCCTCCAATCTGAATTTCATCAATTCCATCTCCCGATTGAATTCGAATTCCCGCTGTTGACGCGCAGCCTCCATATTCTGCCGGGCGACCTCATTGGCCTGCTCGGCCTGTAGCTTGGCGTTCGAGGTGGCAATATCGGCTTCGGCCTGCAATTTTTCGATGATGGATTTTTGTTGCGCTTGGGCTTGATCTAGCGCGGCTCGGTTTGCATCACGCTTATCATTGGCCTGGAATTCGAGCACCTTCATTTCGCTATCGGCCTTGATCTTGGCCATGTCAGCTTGGACTTTGATTTGATCAGGATTAGGCTGCTGGCTCTGTGATTTCAGCTGTGCCATTTGCTGCACTTGCTGTTGAGAAAGATCGGGAAACCATCTTTGTGGGTTCTTGATGCCCGCCGTTTCCACCATTCTCCGATACACATCAAATAGCTGGCCTATGTTAATAATCGGATTAAATGGATCATTTAATGCCTGGATTGCCTGCTCCATCTTTTGCGCGACCCCGCCCAAGGTGGCAAGATCCCTATCTCTAGATCCGGCGCCCAACCCTATATTGATAGTTGCACGCATATCCGCGTTCCATCCCCTTGGATCCATATCGACCCATTGGTCACGGAGGCGGATCTTTTTGGTGCTCTTCTGATTTTCGACGAAGAGAGCGAGGAATTTCTGAAATAGCTCCCTCAATCCACCGTGTTCGGCCAGGTTTCGCGCATAGGTTTCGACCTTGGTAAAGGCCGCGCTCTGCTGGGCGTTTACTGCCGTTGCAGTCTGATGCTGCAGCGTGTCTAGATCCAGTGCCATGGTCGACCGGGAAACCCCGGTCCTTTTTTCCATGACCATATCCCAATATTCCAAGGCCGGAAAAACCTTTTCCGCAACGAATGGGACGGCATAGGGGGCTAACTGCTCCGCCGGTGGGCCATTGGTCCAAACGGTGCCTCCGACCTCAGGTTGCAGGAGTTGGTCGGGGTTAATAATTCCTGACTGATTGGCGCCCATCTGTGGGTTGTTTGCAAGATACAAGTTATCGAGCATTTGCCGCAGAAGGACGGTTTTGACTCTTTGCACGGGACCGACATCATCATAGAGCGAGCGGCCGCGGTACCTATGGGGCATAGGATTGACGGTGAGGGAGCCATAGGGGAGAGGTCCAGACCATTCCTCATTAGAAAGGATGCCACGTTCATTCCCAGATACACCGAGTAAGTTGCCGCCAATGCAGATTTTTCTCCACTCACTGACTCCATCTCCATCGTAATCGCACTTGATGCAACATTCAACGATCTCAATTTCCTGGCTTTCCTTATCGGGATTGCTTTCTCTGAACGCCCAAAACCTGCCGTCTCTGGCCTGTTTCTCGGCGCCCTCATCAACCGCCGTGGTATAGGCGGGGAGTTGATCGATCAGATCCGACTTATCTGGCCATTTCAGTTTGGCATCCGAGCGGAGCATGCGAGTAATATCGGCAAAGAATGAACCTTCCTCCTCATTGACCGCGGTGGCCATGGGATCAATGAGGAAATCCTCCGGCGGGATCGATTTACATTTGATCCTGCCACTCTCAATGCAGCGTTTGATTTTCACGTCAAAGAGGCGGATCGGCGGGGGAGGAATAGGAGTCGGCAACATGCCCATGCCCGGTTGCATTCCCATACCAGGCGCCCCCATTGGCGCAGGCATAGGCGGCGGCGTGGGTAATACAGGAGGGCCTTGGAATGGCTGGGCAGGAGGTTGGGGATTGGGATTAGTAGGCGTCGGGGGAGGCATTCTCTTTCTTTTCGTTCTGTCCCGGCATGTCGATTTCGTCTCCGGTTACAGCATCAACCAGATAGCTGCGGAATTCGAGGATGTCATCAATGTCAGGTTGGGAAATAACCGCGTTTAATTCCATCTCATTTAGGCCCCTAAGGGTATCGGTCTTATATTCGGGCATTCCTTCCCACCAGATTTTGTATGGCCCATTTCCGTGCAACAAGGAGTTATGAAATAGGGAATAGAGTATGGCATAGCCCTCACATTCCACCTGAAATATGTAGTTTATTCCGTCGGTGGCTTGCGTCGCGTACTGCTCATCGCTCATCTTTTGTGGTTCATAGACCACTATGCGATCCGACGCCGTGAATACCCGTAAAAGCCCCGGCAATACCCATTCCAGCACATCAGCCAAGTCCGCAGAAACCACTTGGGAGCGAAAGGGTTGAGGCGCAATATCAACCTCACCGTCATAGAACCTGATGGCCCATTCGCGTTGATTGGTCAGGCTCGAGCGGTCGAATTGCCTACAGTCTGCTATCCTCGAGTTGACCAAACCAACAAGCTCGGTCTCACTCATTCTAGCCACTGAGGGGTTTTCCTTCTGGGATAACGAGTTTGGGATGCCAGGAGGGCGTCCAAATCGGATCAATCGCTCCCTTCAATAGATCCATCCTGTGTTCCTTCTTGGCATGGCGTTGATTCCTCTCAAGCTCAGAGGCTCAAACATTCCTACCGCCAGGTATCTAAACGCATCGGCAGGATCCGACGCCCAATCATGATAGGGTCTCTCATAAAACGTTTTCCTGATATCATCCCATTCCCGTCGATATTGTCGCAAGGCCTTCAATCCATCCATGCACTTTTCCCTATCAAAATAACATCTCGGGAATATTTTCCGCACCGCAGCAATCCCCTCATCGATCGACAGTTTAGGAACCACATGCAAATTCTGCAAACCCCACTGCCTTAGCTGTCCCAACCTGGTCCGATCCATCCCCAGAATCTTCACCTCTACATCATGAGGCAAGAAATGATTGGCGTACACATACCCGTGCTCATTACCCGGCCGCGACGCTTTATCTTGGAGTATGGACACATAGTGATCGAGGCCCCGGTTGGAGGCCTGGTAGAAGTCAATAACTCGGATGGAAAGATCACTCTGCTGATAAAACCAGATGGCCGTTGCGTCCGAATGCCCCAAATCCCAAGCAGTATTGACTCCCAAGCTCGGATCATAAATCCCCGCCGTTATTCTCCCCTCCGACTCCGCCAACTCCATCTCCCGCCCGTAGTATGCGCCCAGAATTGCCGCGCTAAACGAGCATTCGTATTCCTGCGCGTATTGCTCCGGCGACATTTGTTTCGCCGCCGAATCTAATTCATCCTTCGGTATTAATTTGGTCTCGCTGGCTTTGAGCATCCGGAAAAACCACTCCGGATCATCCTTGGCGCCTACCCAACCCCCCTTCGTCCCGAAAACCAGGTCATAAAAGTCATTCATCCCCCGAGGGGTGCCAATCCAAACCGCCCAGCCCTGCCGATCGGAAAGCGCCGGCCTTAAAACCTCCGAGTAAACCCGCGGCGACATATCCGCCGCCTCATCGAGAATTACCCCGTCCAAATACATCCCTCTAAGCGCGTCCGGGTTATCAGCCCCATACAACCTAACCTGCCCCCCATTGATAAAATCAACCTTCAACTCCGACTCATAAATCAAAGTACCGGGTACCTTCCTCGCATACTGCCTCAAATAATCCCACGCAACCTGTTTCGCCTGTCGATACAACGGAGCCACATACGCAAACCTCGGCCGCTGTAGCTTGCACCTGATGGCAGAGTCTATCAAATCCATCACGCAAGCAACCGTCTTGCCCGCCCGCCGGTGCGCAACTATCAACGCCCAGCGCTGCTTCCGCGCATGAAAGGCCTCAAATTGCTCGCGCGCCGTATACCCAATCGATAACCGCTCCTCCACCCCATCCACATCAACAGCAAGCCTGCGCTGACGCTTCTCCTCAGTCCGCTCCCTAGCCTGCCTTGCACACTTCCTTTCAAAAGCAGAAAGCCTAGCCATCTCCTATCCCCATAGGCTCGCACGTCTCCCCATAATGCCCACACAGCAATTCATCGAATACTAGGAAGCCGCCCAACTTGCCCCCCTACCATCCCTAACAAAGGAACTAACACGTAAAATACAATCCCTAACACCAACACAACTATGATCAGTACGTTAATCACCTGCGCAATCCACCCCTCCATCGGAATCAACCCAATCAACTGCCGCGCCGCCCACGCAACTACTCCTATAATAATCAGTGCAATAATCAGCCCAATCAATTCCCCCATCAATCCCGATCCTCCATCCGATCCAATGCATGCTCCGCACTCCTAATCCGCCCCAGTAACCTCCTCACAACCCTCTTTAACCCAGATAACGGCCCAAAATCTAAATCACCAACCCTAATCCGCCTCCTCAACCGACCATACTCCCCATCAACCTCAACTACAGACTCCCCAATCCGCATCAAATCCTCCGCCGCAATTCCTCCCAAAATAAGCCGGTCAAAATCCTCATCGCACTTCCCACCCCCACCACCTTCCCCATCCCCACGCAAACCCCCAACCTCAGCTAAACGCCGCTCCTCAACCTCACTCAACTCCCCACGCCCAACCCCACGCGTCAACTCAATCACCCTCCTCAAATCCTCAGCCCCATCAGCCATCTCTTAACCTCCCTCGCCTCCCTCACTTTTTGTCCAGCAGCACCTTATTGTGCAAACTCGCACCGCCTCGCTCACCTCTTAAAACATAACACCATCCCCACCTAAACCTAACACCATACCAACTCCCCTCCACAGAAATTATCCACAACAGCCGCACTACCCCCATAACCAAAGTAGGGGAAATATCGCATCGCCCCATAACCGAAAAACCCCTAACTCAAATTCTGCCCCTGGCCTAACTCAAACTCCGCGTGAACTCAAACTCTGCGGGTGGAGTTTAAGTCGCGATCGCTCTGATGGGACCCATTTATTCTCCCCCATCCCCCTCCCTCGAAATATTATTTTTACTGGCTCGGGACACCTGAGTAGATTATTCTACATAATCTCATGGCAACGCGGACGACGGC